CGGCGGCTCCCTCCGACAAGGAGCGTCTCGCCGCGGAAGCCAACGACAAGCTGGCCAAGGCCGTTACGGATCAAGGTCTCTCAGTCGAGGAATTCAACTCGATCGTGCAGGTAGCGAAGAACGACCCAGCGATTGAGGCCAAACTTCTCCAGCGGCTCAAACCTTCTGCTCCGTAGTCGCAAATGGACGCCGGCGCAGTTCCGCGACGTCCTCGCGTTTCTCCGCAATTTCTCTCATAGGCCTTGCCGACCTTTCCGGAATCCGGCATTCTTTCGGAGCATCATCGGCCGTCCCTCGGGGCGGCCTTTTTTGTTCCCGGAAACAACCATCATTGAGCGACCATGACCGATCCGCGCAGCTATGCGCCGGGCGTGGGCGCGCGCGTCTGCGAGATGATCCGCGAGGGTCACGGCTTGCGCGCGATCGCCCGTGCCGGCTTGTCCGACCTCGCCACGCTCGCCGCCTGGCGCGCCGAAGTGCCTGAATTCCGAACCGCCTATGCTTTGGCGCGCCGCGACCAGGGCGAGCTCTTGTCCGACGAGGTGGTGGAGATCGCCGACGGCGCGAGCGACGACGACATGGCGCTCGCCAAGCTCCGCGTCGACGCCCGCAAGTGGCTGGTGGGCATTCTCCGCGAGGATTTCGCCACCGCGCCGGAGGACGGCAACTACGCAGACGAGTTCATCGAGCGCCTGCGCGAAGCCGAGGCGCGCATCGCCGCTAGGGTGGAGGCCGAGCGCGCGGAGGCCGCCCGCGAGGCGGACTCCGGCCATGGATAGGCCCTTGGATAGCGGGCCCGACGCCATCGCCGGGTGCTATGACGATCCGCTGCGCTTCGTCGAGATCGCCTTCAAGTGGGGCACGGGCGAGCTTGCGGGGCATTCCGGTCCCGATCGGTGGCAGCGCGACGTGCTGCGCGCGGTCGGCGAGCGCTGCGCCGCCGGCGGCGGCGACCCGATCCGCATCGCCGTCGCCTCCGGCCACGGCGTCGGCAAGTCGGCGCTGGTCGCGTGGCTGATCCTGTGGGCGATGTCGACGCGCGAGAATCTCGCCGGCGTCGTCACCGCCAACACCCAGGCCCAGCTCGAGACCAAGACCTGGCGCGAGCTGGCGTTGTGGCACCGGCGCGCCATCAATCGCGATTGGTTCGCGTGGACGGCGGGGCGCTTCAGCAGCGTGCGCGCACCGAGCACGTGGGCGGTGTCGGCGCTGCCGTGGTCCAAGGAGCGCTCCGAGGCGTTCGCCGGGCTGCACGCGCGGCACGTTCTCGTGCTTTACGACGAGGCTTCGTCGATCCCCGACGAGATCTGGGACGTGTCGGAGGGCGCGATGACGACGCCGGGCGCGCTGTGGTTCGCGTTCGGCAACCCGACGCGCACGACGGGGCGGTTCCGCGAGTGCTTCGGCCGCTTTCGCCACCGCTGGCGCACCTTCCAGGTCGACGCGCGCGAGTCCCGGCTGGCGAGCGCCGAGCAGGTCCGCAGATGGGTCGCCGACTATGGCGAGGATTCGGATTTCGTCCGCATCCGCGTGCGCGGAGAGTTCCCGAGAAGCAGCAGCGTCCAGTTCATCGCCACCGAGTTGACGGACGCGGCGCGCAGCCGCGTGCCTGTCGCCTACGGCGCGACGGTGATGGGGGTCGACGTCGCCCGCTTCGGCTCCGATGAGACCGTCTTCCTCGTCCGCCGCGGCGACGCCATCGAGCATATCGAGCGCCATCGCGGCCTGGACACCATGCAGGTCGCCGGCCGCGTCGCCGAGGCGATCGTGCAGCGCCGCCCCGCGGCCGTGTTCATCGACGGCGTCGGCGTCGGCGGCGGCGTCGTCGATCGTCTCCGCCATCTCGGCTTCGCGGTCGCCGACATCAACGCTGGCGGCCGGGCGGCCGACGATCGCCGCTACGCCAACCGCCGCGCCGAGATGTGGGGCAGGGTCCGCGACTGGCTCCAGTCCGGCGGCTGCCTGCCGCCCGACGACGCCGCCCTCGCCGACGAGCTCACCGGCCCGGAGTACGGCTTCGACGCCGGCAACCGCATCGTCCTCGAGCGCAAGGAGGACATGCGCCGGCGCGGCCTCGCATCGCCCGACGCCGGCGACGCGCTGGCCCTGACCTTTGCGGAGCCGGTCGCGCCGGATTTCGAGGACGCCCTCCCGCAGCGGTCGCAGACGATGCAGGATTATGACCCCCTCATGTGGTGAACGCGTGACCGCATGCATCCGTCCGCTTGAGCGCGATGCCGTCGCGTTCGTCGCCCGGCGCATGCGCGCGCGCGACCGCGCCGAGATATTCGCCACGCGGTCCGACGACGACCCCGATGCGGTGGCGGCTGAAACGGTCGCGCTCGCCCGCTTCGGCTGCGTCGCCTGGAACGGCGCGGAGCCGGCCGCGGTCGTCTGCGCGTTTCCGCTGTGGCCTGGCGTGTGGTCGGTCGGGATGTACGCGACCGGGCGCTGGCCCACGGTCGCATTGACCGTGACGCAGTGGATCGCGGGCACCTTGATCCCCGATCTCGTCGCCGCCGGCGCCCACCGCGCAGAATGCCGTTCGCTGTCGACGCACACGGTCGCGCACCGCTGGCTCGAACGGCTGGGCGCCGCCCGCGAGGCGGTGCTGACCGCCTACGGCCGCCGCCGCGAAGACTTCTTTCTTTATGTCTGGACCCGCAAAACCATGGGAGAGACCGATGTGCTTCGGACCTTCGTCGCCACCGCCGCTGCCGCCGATGCCGACCCCTGACAATACGCCGGCCATTCAGGCTGCGGCTGCCGCCGAGCGGGACCGCCTCAGGCGCGCCCGCGGCCGCGCGGCCACCATCCTGACCGGCGGCCTCGGCGTCACCGCGACGGCGCCCGCTGCGGTCAAGCGGCTGCTGGGCGAGTAGGCCGCGCGCCGAATTCCGCGTCCGCGCGAGCGGTCGCCATGTCTCATCCCGGTTCGACGCTGCCGGTTTCCCGCGTTCGCGGGAATGCCGAAAGGTCCGAACCATTGAAGCGAGAAATTCGATGACAGATCCATCCGCGGCCGCCGTGATCGAACGCGCGGACGCCTTGAAGTGCGAACGCGCAGGCCTGGAATCCGCATGGCAGGAGATCGCCGAGGCGCTACGCCCGGCCCGCGCCGATTTCGCCAGCGCTGGATCGCCGGGCGCCGATAAGGCGTTTGCCGGCGCCGGCACGGTGGAGCGATTGCGCCGGAATGCATTCGACTCGGCGCCGGCGCTGGCCGCCGATAATCTTGCCGCCGGCCTGTGGGGCATGATCACGAATTCGGCCAATTCCTGGTTCGAGTTGCGTCATCCGGTGACGGCGATCAACGAGCGCCAGGAGGTGCGGCTGTGGCTCGACGCCTGCACGCGAATCCTGCGCGATACGTTCGCCGCCAACGGCCAGACGTTCTACGCCCGCGTGCTGGAGCTGTATCAGGACCTGGTCGCGTTCGGCACGGCGGTGTTCTACGTCGATGAAGTGCCGCCCGATGGCGCGCGCGGCGGCGGGTTGCATTTTTCCTGCCGTCATCTCGGCGAGTGCCTGATCGCCGAGAACGATCTCGGCGAGGTCGACACGCTCTATCGCCGCTTCGTCTTCACCGCCCGCCAGGCCCACCGCCGCTGGGGCGACGCGGCCGGCGCGCGCGTGGTCAAGGCGCTCGCCCGCAACCGTCCCGACGAGCGCTTCGAATTCCTGCACGCCGTCGCGCCCAACGAGGATTGCGATCCGCGCCGGGCGGATGCGCGCGGCATGCGTTGGCGCTCGATCACCGTCGCCGTCGACGACAAGGCGGTCGTCAACGAGGCCGGCTACCACGAGTTTCCGTTCATGGTGCCGCGCTGGTCGACGTCGGCGCGCCAGGTCTACGGCGACAGCCCGGCGCTGCTGGCGCTGGCCGACGTGAAGATGCTCAACGTCATGAGCAAGGTGACGATCGCCGCGGCGCAGAAGAGCGTCGATCCGCCGCTGCTCGCCGCCGACGAGCGCGGCTTGCGCGGCGTGCGCACGACACCGGGCGGCATCATCTACGGCGGCATCGATTCCCAGGGCCGCGCCCGCTATCAGCCGCTCCAGACCGGCGCCCAGATCAACCTCGGCCTGGAGATGGCCGAGCAGCGCCGTCAGGCGATCCGCGAGGCATTCTACTTCTCCCTGCTGCTGATGGTCTCCTCGCCCAACGCGACCGCCACCGAGGTGCTGG